AGGAGCATCGGTCTTGATGAAAAACGCATCCGTGTCAGTTAAGTAGTGGTTGACTACCGCACCTTCAGGTAAAAGACCCATAGTCTTGATTGCGTTTAGATCGTTGTCCGCTGTTCCGCTTCGTAGGTTGCTGTTGATCACGCGCTCTGCGACAAATTGAAGCTCTTTAGGAATAATTAACTTCATGCCGCGTACTGCGATCTTCAAACCACGCTCATCAGTGAAAGCCGCAATATCAATCAAAGCTTGCTCAAGAGAAGTCTCGTTAAGGTCCGCTGCAACAGATAACTCGTTTCGCTGACTACCAGAAAGCGATGGGTGGTCTGTTGCACAAAGCTCTTTACCGTCACCTAAAGGATTATTGGTGCCGTCAAAAGCGTTGTTCAATATTGACGCTGCTTTGATTTGCTTGGTTGTTGACATTGAACGTGCCAATGCCTTGGTGTAACGCGATGCTAGACGATCATAAAGATTATCTTCAATAGCTTCCTCAGTAATTGAGAATGCTAATGCAATAGTCTCATGTGTGTATCGTGCAGTAAACGTCTCTTGCGCCTGATCAAACGAGATGCCGGAGCCTTCTTGTTTGGTAGGTGCATTGCCGAAACCTGCAAGCATCACTTCTTCTTCAAATGCACGATCAGAAGATTCTTCTTCATAAATCTCTGCGTGCTCGTTTTCATAGCGATCGTACTCTAGACCAAAAAGGGCATTTAACCCCGGCTCTAGTTCTTTCGCTAATTGCGCTCTAGAAATTGCCATCAGTCATTCTCCCTTATGCTAGACCTGCAGCTTTCACACCATATACATGGTTCTGAATTGTGCAGAGTACGTTGACGTTTGCAGCAGTGATATCGCTATTGCTTGGATCTTCTGAAATATCAAAAACTTTTACAGGATGATCCGAGTCAGTCGCGCCACTAGTGACATTTATAACTGCCTTTGACTGTCCAGTGTTATCGTCACCAGCAGTCATGGTTAAATCGAAGTTGCCGAACAAATCCGCTACCGGTACAGCAGCGTCTGCTTGAGCTTCAAAAACGACCAATGGATTGTCGATTACAAATGCAATAATGTCGGTCTCTGAACCAGCCGGATAAAACTGACTGAATACAGTTTCTCCATCTGCATTAGTAAAAGTACATCCGTTGAATACACCAACGAGTGGTACAGTGTCGCCATTAGCATGTCGCTCAATAGTTCCACCAGTTACTTGTTTTACCAAATCACCTGTGTGGATTTTAGTGCCATACGCCGCGGCAATACGATATCGACTTTGTCCGCCGGGAAATGGTGCTCCGCCAATCATTTTAACTGCGCGAAGACCAAAAGGGGCATCTTGGTTTGCCATATCTTATCTCCAAAAATTAAGTTAATAAGGACCTATTTCTTGGGTCCTCCGAAAGTCACTCTCGATTGGCGATCAGGGTTACTGATTTGCATTGTCGAGTGTGAGTTTTCTCGCATCATGTCGCTATCAACGGCTTCCATTTGATCAGAGCTTTTCGAATTGAAATACTCTGTTCTTTCGGCAACTGTCTCTACCGGTATCCGTGCGAGTATTAATCCGCCTACTCCAAACACACCTTCATATTTACCTGAATCAATTACGGGTGCCTCAAACTCTGGATACTCATCTCGTCTCACCAACTCGTAGCCTTCTCGAAGCTTAGAGCTAATATTTTTGCGATCATCGAAGCCTCTGACTTCTACGCGTATCCAGCGATGCTTGAACCCGTCGGGGGCAGGTGGTGCGTCTAACATTGACGGCGGAGACCACGGCTTACGCTGTGCCGTTTTCTCTCGGGTTTTTTCGGCGCGAGGCTTTCGATTAGACGAAGCTGCCTTAGTTTTAGTGTCTTCAGTCATAATCTACTCCTTCACGTATTTTGCGTATTCTTCAAGTGGCACTCCTAATTTCTTCGCTATTGCGACTTGGCTCGAGGAGAGACGAACCTTCCTGTTTCCAGTTGGGCGCCCAGCACTGCGATCAACAGAAGCAACTGCTTGGGCGGGGCGTTTACTTCCTACGTTATTCTTGCCTAATTTTTGCGGAAACTCATCAGCTATCCGTTTATCTAATTCATTGTAGTATTCCTCAGACGATGGGTCAAACCCTTCTGTTTCAACTAATCGCTTGTGAATACCAAAAGCAGCATATGTCATCGCTTCATCTGAGCCAAACCACTCATTCTGCTCTGCCCAAGATTGTGCTTTTTGATCCGGCACTCTTGGTGCCTGTTGAGGCATAGGCTGTTGAATTTGCTGCTGTTGCATTGCCTCTTGCTGCTGACGATACCTTTCTTGCTGGATCTTCGCCTGTTGAGCTCGGTCATTCTCAATAGATAACGCAGTGATTTTACGTTGCGATTCTACCACCTTTGCTGTGTCCCCGATCTCCATGGCTTGTGCCATTTCTCGTTCCGCAGCTTGGAGTTGCGTATCTACACGATCAGAGTATTCGTTGACATAATGCTGGTCTAGATTGTTGACCCTGCCTTTGAGGTCGTCAGCTTCTTTCTGCACTGCCTGTGCGTAACGTAAAGCCTCTTCTCTCTGGCGCTCTGCCTCTCGCATTTTTTTAGTAAGCTTGTCTATGCGTTTTTGCGTGCTTGACGCAGCCTTATCAAAGTTATCGTCTGACTCCGATTGTTGTCCCGGTTGTTGCTCCGGTTGTTGCTCGCCCGCTTCTTCGGTAGAAGTTACTTCAACTTCCGTTTCTGTCTCCATACCGTCATCTAGCTGCACTAAATTTTCCTGATTATCTTCTGCCATGTTTCCTCCTTAAAAATGAAGAATGTCTTCGGGATCCAGTATTCGTGCCAGAACCTCGTCATCATTTAGAATTCTTACCTCGCCACCATCGATATTGAACCTAGAGCCCGCATATCGAGCAAACATTACCCAGTCGCCTTGCTCACACCAAGGCCCTGCTTCGAATTTTTCCGGGTCTTTGTATGCTAGTTCACCAACCTTAAGAACATAGCCAACTTGCGTGGATATCTGATTATCGTCGACAACCTTTTCCGGTAAAGCAATGCCGCCCTCCGTCATGCCTTTCCCCCTGTAAGGGAGGATAAGTATCCGCCACCCAGTAGGTGTCGGCATTCTTTCTAGTAGAGAGTCGGTCAATAAAGCTGGGTCAAGCTTCTTTGGGGTGGGGTTTTCTTTGTATACTTCTTCAAGTTTAAAGGATGTTTCGCTAGTCATCTGATTGCTCCTGTTTTTCTAGCAGGCTCTTGAGTTCCTGTTCAATGAAAGTAATACCTTGAATATTACCAATGAGTTCTCGGTAGTGCTCCATGTTTTTGACATTACCGTACATCATCGATTCTGCAATAACCTGACGTCGATCTTGGATAATCCTTAAAATCGCTTCAGGTAATGAAATATTGGACATATTTATACAACTTTTGTAAGTTGCGCTTATCCTAGCATACGGGGACTTTGTAAAGCTAGCGGTTTATCTCAAAATGTGGCGCATCTATGAAGGGAACCCTTCCTTCTGCTCTTCGCAAGTCAATATAGTCTGTGTATGCTTCTTCGAAACTCTTTTCCCAATGACGTATGTCCGGAATGTGCCAAGCAGCTCCCCAGCGTATGGGCAGATCCAATTCTCTTGCGGCAAGCGCTACCGCTGTAGCAATTTCATCGTAAACAGACAGTTCCCACGAAACATTACCGTTCATGTAGGCAACTAGATCAACAGCTTCGCCGTCTATATGCTTACTTTTCAATGTTTTGCTTGCTCCTGTGGAGTATAGCTTTCTCTGTTCTTCTATTGTGCGCAGACCACAAGACACGCCAAAGTCGACTTCTGTTATTTCTATTGCGCGATGGACAACTTGAACCAGTGTTTCATTGACGCCTTTTAGTCTCTTTATAGATCCCTTCGATAAATAAAACGCCATGACACACCTATTTAGTTAAACCCCTAGATTTTTCATATGTCCTTAAACCGCCCAGCCCAAGCATACCCATGAGAACAGTCATGATCCTCCT